TCGAAACCCGCTCTGGCCTTTCGAAGCAGGCGCAAGGCATCGATGCCAACGCACTGCAGAACCAGTCCGCGACCGCGGTGGCGCAGGTGTTCTCGGCCTCGCAGATGCGCATCAAGCTGATCGCGCGAATCATGGCAGAGGGGGTGCGCGACATCTTTGCGCTGCTGCATGCGACCGTCCGCAAGCACGGGCAGCAGCAACAGACGGTGCGGCTCCGCAACGCCTGGGTCCAGGTCGATCCGCGGGACTGGAAGACCCGCGACGACATGACCATCAATGTCGGGCTGGGCTCGGGCGGCAAGGCGCAGCAATTCGCCCAGACCATGGCGATCGCCAACGTGCAGAAGGAGCTGGTCGCGGCCGGCAAGGTCAACCTGGTCAGCGATCGCGAGCTCTACAACACCGCGGCCGAGCTGACGCGGATCATGGGCCACAAGAATCCGAACCGCTTCTTCAACGATCCCGCAGCGATTAATCCGCAGACGGGACAGCTGATGCACCCTCCGCCGGCACCGCCGCAACCGCCGCCGGATCCAAAACTTCTGGCGGCGCAGGCGCGCGCGCAAACGGACCAGGCGATGGCGGCACACAAGGCGCAGCTCGCACAGCAGCAGGCGCAGAACGACGCGATTCACCAGCAGGTGAAGCTGCAGGCCGAGCTCGAGCTTACCAAGATCAAGACCGGTCTGGATGCCAAGATCGCGCTTCTCGATGCGCATTTGAAGTCGCTCGCGGAGGCGCAGAAGCTGCAGCACACGCAGGCCAAGCATGAGATGGCGCTGACGGAAGCCACGCTCGGCGCCGTCGCGGCAAGCCGCGACGCAATGAGCGGGCAGGGCAAGACGGAGCGAAACGATGGTTGATGAGAGTGCTCTTCAGCGCGATGCGGTGAAAGCGGTGCGGGCACAGGCGCTGTTGGATGACGAGATTCTGTCGGAGGCATTCGACAAGCTCGAGACGAACTATGTTGCCGCTTGGCGCGGCACCGTGATCGATGACGTGGCGGGGCGCGAGAAGCTGTTTCTCGCCATCAACGTCGTCGGCAAGGTCCGCGATCATTTGGCGTCCGTCGTCGCCAACGGCAAATTGGCGCAGGCCGAGCTCAGGGAGCTCGCCCAGGCGGCGGAGCGCAGGAAGCGGTTCGGGATCTTGTGAGGAGGCTCGGATAAACGGCACTTGATTTTGTTCCCTATATGTTCTATCCGAGTGAGCAAGCTGTGTCGAGGGACGCGAATGTCGGGGCGGCCGGTTTTTATTGATCCGAAAGAAGTCGACTTTGTCGACAGCGAAGGGGCGGCAGAACGCAGGCGCCGCCTCGTTGCCTTCGCTTCCTTCACGCACTGGCTGTTTGCCGTCCTGGCATTGCTGGTTCTTCTCAGTCCAAATGTGAGCTGTGCCGAAGAGCAAGCTTCCGACAGCGAAATCTATCATCGCGCCGTTGACTATTGTCGTGGGCCTGTGCTGCGCGCCGATGGCGTTGGGCTTAGACCAGCGACTTTTGTGCTTTGACGGCTGGGTCGACGAGGGCATGGATTTGTCGCCGGCGCGCGACCTGAAGGAGTTCGGGCTCTTTGTAGTGAGAAGCCTTGGTGGAAATGACGCAACCGCCATCGTCCTATCCCATTTGCTTCACGACCGCCACGCGACTATCATCATTTACGAATTTTGCTTATCGGTTTGCGCAAATTCGTTTTTTATCGCATCGGATCAGACATACGTCATGGAGGGAGCTCTCGTAGCCTGGCGCAATCAAGCGGACAGATTCGCTGATTGTATGTCTTCTGAAGGCTTGCACGAACCGCGTCGCAAGATCGAGCTTGCGTCATGCCCCCTTCAAAGACGTGACAAAATACAACGACGTCTCGCCGGTAGTAGCCAGTTTCTATTCTGAGAGAACCGTTGGTTCAGCAGTCGAGCCCCCGCCAGCGAGCGACCACGTCAGGCGAATACTTAAGAGCCTGTATGACCAGACTGGCGTCTATAAGAATATGGGATGGATATTGAACCCAACGCATCTCGCGGCATTCAAGACAAAAATTGTCTACGAAGACTATCCAAAAAGCCAAGCAGAAGTCGACGCGATGGCTGCGCGGCTGCATATTGGAAAGGTGATCTATGATCCCTAGACCTGTTCTCTGATTAGCCGGTGTAGGCGACGACGTCTATTGAACGTCAGAAATATTTTTAGGAGCGTCATATTAAGGATTGGAAAGATACTTTGGATAGCGCGGCTATATTTCCCCGTCTTCTTGAGATTGACCCGCACATCCCTCCTGTGGAAATGGGAAAATTCCTGGCATCGATCCGTTGATGAAGCCTGATGCGCTACCGCCTCCGCTATGGAACCCATCAGTTCCTATCCCAGCGATCGTGCCGGTACCGAAGGACTATGATCCCTTCGGTCCGGTACCGGTGCCACCCATTGAGGTTGATCCGCCGTCGCGTCCGCCAGAATGGATGTTTGGCCCGCCGGAGATCGCTAGGACGTCGTCGTCTTTGCCGCGCTTTCCACTTTGGCCGCATCATGCTTTGCGAGTTGTTCTGATTCTGATCTGCGCGAACGCAATGTTTGTCGGGAGTTGGATCGTGCTGTTTTCCTTCCACGGCGGCATCGTTGGGGCGGCAATCTTCGGCCTGTTCTGCGTCGTGACGAATCTCGTTCCCATCGTGCTCGTGGCAGCTCTTGGCCGGATCTTTGGTCTGATGGAGCAAGCCTCGTGCTGGCTCGGCTGGTGCTGGGCGAGAACATGAAGTGGTTCAGGGGCATCTCGATCGCCGTGCCATTGCTCGATGCTTATGGCGGGATGTTCTGTTATTTCTTCGCCCCAACTGCGTTGGTCTGGCTGTTCTTTGCCGCTCTTCTATTCTTGATTCCCCTGATCTGCCTGTCAGTCGAGGCTCTCTTCTACCGAAACAAGAAATTGAGCATCGTCTTCGCGCTCACCTGGCTGCTGCTCGTTCTTCCCTATGTCGGTGTTCCGGAGACGCGTGAATGGCTTAGGGTTTTGGGTTTTTACGCCAAGACAAAGTTGGTCTCTGACTATTCGTCCAGATGCCGGCTTTCGGACTTCGTCGAGAACGGCGTCGTCCAAACCGCGGGCTTTTGCCAAAGCTTCGATCGTGGGGACTATTTTGACTATATCGTCTACGACACAACAGGCGAATTCATCTTGCCTGCGTCCGAGAGAACACCCGAATGGAAGCGAGTGATGGCCGCTGCGACGGAGGAAGCAACCGTAGGGCGCGATCGGACGGCCTACCATTTGTTTGGAAATTATTATGCGGTCGTCGTCGGCGTGCTCGATATGAAGGGATGACTGCAGCGATCCTCATTACAGGATTCGATGGCGATTTATCCGGGTAGCACGAGAGTCTCGTGGGATTCTTCGACGAATTTCAGTTTATCAACTAGGAGTTAGAAGTGTCAGATCGTATCTTTTATGCTGCTGCCACCGATCAAGACGATTCGAGAAAGATTACGGGTTATGTGCCTTCGAAATTTCTCGTGCGAAACGGCATGTATGTGGTCGATCCGGTTCCAGGTGCCTCGCAAAATGCCAATCTCTACTCCGATGGCGCGGGAAGCAACCCAGACAGACGGAAAGGTTGCAAACCCGAATAACTATATTGTCGTTCCTGCCAACTACACAGAAACTGCCGCGCGAGACGCCGCCGCCCTACTTGAGGCCGTCCACCGGGTTGGAATCCCGGGCGGGACGCTCGGCCTGATGACGCATTATTTCTGGCCCGGAGGTCCGGAAGAGTTGCAGCGGAATCCGCGTTGGGGAATTCCGCCGCATTCGTTTGTCCGAGGCTACACGAGCGCGGCCTCTGATCATTTTGGTTATGTCACAGGCGCGGCCGGATTGCCGCGCGGCCTGGCGGAATTTGGCGGAGGGGCGCATAACATCTTCAGTAAGCAAGTTTTTAAGCCAGACATTGACACGAACGGAAAGGCAGGACTCTCGAAGATCAATGAAGCCAATATCGCGCAGGGCTACGCGGCTGGCGCCGCCAGTCGCCAGCCGCCGTCTCCTTTTGATAGTTATGGATATGGGGAGCAGCCAAGCAACAAGCCAGGCGCAATAGGCGACGGCAACGGTATCTCTCCTGTCACGGAAGCCATTTCTGAAACTAATCCGGATGAGCCGGCACCTCCAGCTTGGCCGCCTGGACAAGTGGCGCCGATGCGCTATCTCAGCACGCGGTTGCGTTATTAGCGTGAAGCAATTTAGCTCGCGAAACGCGAATAGTCAGTTCATCCTCGATTGCGGATGACACTCCTCCAATCCAAAATGGAATCGACGTTGACACGTCGGGCAAATCACCTGCATAAATATAACATCGCAAGATTTCGATAGCCCGCTCCGAACAGTTTGAAGCGGTTTTTTCATACGGCGTGACGACCTGCGGAATCACGCTGCTTCTTTCGCGTTTCGGCCGCCCAATGGCCGCCGAAGTGCAAAATAGGCTGATAGCCGACGCCGACCCCGATTCGCATGCGGGCGCCCGGCGAAGAGATCTCGCAGCAGCCGGACCGGGCAACTTGCCCGCGCGACCGTGACCGCGAGACCTGAGCGAATAAACGACATCTGAACATTCCCGTTTGCGCAAGCAGGCGTGCGCCGAGAATGCTCGGCTCACCGTGGACGTCTGTGCGACATCCAGGCTGAGTGCGGCGTCGCCGGCCCAGTATCACAAGGACAACCTATGACCACTCCGACTTCAACCTTCGTCACCTACCAGGCGGTCGGCAATCGCGAAGATCTCAGCGACATGATTTATCGCATTGATCCGGTCGATACGCCGTTCATGAGCGGCGTCGAAAAAGAAAAGGCAACTGCCGTCAATCACGAATGGCAGACCCAGGCGCTGGCGCCGGCCGACAACACCAACGCGCAGCTCGAAGGCGACGATCCCAACACCAACGTCACCACGCCGACGGTTCGGCTCGGCAACCAGTGCCAGATCTCCTACAAGGTGGCGCGCGTCTCCGGCACCCAGCAGGCGGTTGACCATGCCGGCCGCGACAACGAGCTCGCCTATCAGGAGATGCTGAAGGGCCTCGAGCTGAAGCGCGACCTCGAGACCATCCTTTGCGGCACCAACCAGGCCAAGCTGCTTGGTAACACCACGACCCCGCGCAAGACGGCATCCGTGCTGTCCTGGATCGTGTCGAACACGTCGAAGGGCACGGCCGGCGGCGCGGCGGATCCGGCTGCGGCCGACGGCACCGGCAGCCGGACCGACGGCACGCAGATCGCCTTTACCGAGGCGCGTCTTAAGACCGTGTTGTCCTCGATCTGGATCAACGGCGGCAAGCCTGGCACGATTCTCACCGGCGCCTTCAACAAGCAGGTGTTCTCGACCTTCACTGGTCGCTCCACCGCGATCGAAGAGGCCAAATCCAAGAAGATCGTTGCATCGGTCGACGCCTATGAGTCGGATTTCGGCAAGCTCAAGGTGGTCGCCAGCCGCTTTCAGCGCGCCCGCGACGTGCTGGTGCTCGAGATGGACAAGTGGGCGGTCGCCTATCTCAATGGCCGCAACATGATCTCGATCCCGCTCGCTAAGACCGGCGATTCCGACCGTCGGCAGATCCTCGCCGAATATGCGCTGGTCGCACGCAACGAGAAGGCAAGCGGCGGCATTTTCGACAACACGACCTCCTGATCTCGTCAATTCAATCATCTCGATCTATGGGCGGCTCTCGGGCCGCCCTTTCTTTTTGGAGACCCGCATGCCGCTTCCCAACAATCGTACCTTGAACACGGCCGATCTGACCGCCTACACGCCGTCGTTCGGCTCAACGCCCGTCGCCGCTTATGTCCGCGCGCCATTCCGTTGCCGTCTCGTCAAAGTGACAGGCATCCTGGGCGGTGCCATCACCACGGCGGACGGCACCGTGACGGTCACGGTCAACGCCACACAGGTGGCGAGCTTCCCCGTGCCGCAAGCCGGCTCCGCTGCCGGGCAGCTGTTTTCCGCCGTACCGGCCTCACCGACCTATCTCAACGAAGACGACGTGATCGCGCTGACGCCGTCCGGCGCGTCCGGCACGTCGGTGCCGATGCATTTCTCCATCACAATCAAGGGAGCCTGAGATGTCGTTCTTTCCCAAGCAGCCATCGTCTCGCGTCGGCATCACGCAGACCATTGCCTTTGACGGCAGTATAGGTGCGGCCAGCAAGTTCGGTTCTGAAACCTATCAGCTTCGGCTCGCCGCCAGTTCCGCCTGCTGCTATCGCGTCGGGGACGGGGCACAGACGGCCACGATCGCGGATATCTTTCTGCCTGCCAATGCGGTCGAGTATGTCACGGTCACGCCGGGCCAGAATATCGCCGCGATCAAGGCGCCGACCAACGGTCTCGTCACTGCGACCGCGGGCACGCTGTGGATCACGGAGCTGTCCTGATGAGCGGTCTGACCCTGCGTCCGCGTTTCGACAGCGACGGCAAAGGCCTTGCGATCGAGCAGGTCCAGGATGTCGCGCCGATCCTGGAGTGGAACAAGGAGTCGCGCCGCGACGAGCAGCGCAGCGATTGGGGACGTCACGTCGCCCGTATCCCCAACGTCATCTACGTCAGATGGCTGAATGAGGAGCACGGCAGGGGCAATACATCGCTGCGCCCGTTCACACCCGAATTCGACCTGATCGTACAGAAGAAGCTCGATGATCCCGACTGGGCGTATCTGCGAACGGACCGGCCGAAGTTGCAGGCAGGCTGGACTGAGAGGTCATCGTGACACTGATCGTTGATTATGTCTCGCTGCAATCAGCTGTCGTCGAATACTTGGCGCGCGACCAGGACACGACCTTGATTGCCCGCGTACCGAGCTTCATCCAGCTCGCGGAGGCCAAGTTCAATCGCCAATTGTTTCATCGGCAGATGGAGCAGCGCTCGATCGCGGTCGTGGATCTTTCATCGGCCGAGCCCGAGTTTATCGCATTGCCCTCCGACTTTCAGTCGATGCGCCGCATCCGCCTGTCGAGCGTGTCCGGAAAGCCAACTCTCGAGTACAGGTCCGGCGCCCAGATCGATGAATATCGCGCCTCGACAGCCGATGTTCCGGCGCAGCCGCGCTACTTCACGATCTTCGGCGATGAGATGGAGCTCGCGCCGACGCCCGATGCTGTCTACACCATCGAGATGGTCTACCGGCGATTGATCCCGCCGCTCGCCACGAGCGGGACCAATTGGCTGCTGACGTCCGCGCCTGATCTCTACCTGTACGGCGCGCTCCTGGAGGCAGCGCCGTACATCAAGGAAGATGCCCGCATCCAGACCTGGGGACTCGGCCTGACGAGTGCACTCGGCGACCTGAACACGATCGGACAGACATCAACGTTCAACGCAGGGCCGCTGCAGGTCCGCGCGTCGGGTCTCAACGTGTGGTGAATTGGGAAGACGTCGGTGATCTTCACCGCCGCAGCGTCGCTTGGCGCGATTTCAAGCAGCGTCTTCCTCGATGGAGCGACCATCGTACTTCCAAGAATTACGCCGGCGGTATGACCGCATATGCGCCGAACTGCAAGTAATGACAACTCGTTCAAATATTAGAGGGGCAACACGTGGCCGCTTTCAACAAATTCAACGCCTTTGTCGCTGATCTCGCGTCTGGCAAGCATCAGATGCAAACGGGCACCGCACATGTTTACAAGGTGTATCTCGTAAGCAATTCCAATCCGCCGGTTGCGACCAGCACGGTCTATGGCACGCCTGCCGATCTGTCGACTGCAAACGGCTATACCGCCGGCGGCGCATCTGTCGGCACGATCACAGGTGCGCAGAGTAGCGGCACCTTCAAATTCACGGGCGGCACGGATCCGAGTTGGACCGCATCGGGGGGCTCGATCGGCCCGTTCCAGTACGCGGTGCTGTACAATTCGACGGCGACGGGCAGCCCGTTGGTCGGCTGGTGGGATTATGGCACCGCGATCACCTTGACCAATGGCAACACGTTCACGGTCGATCTCGACCAGGTGAACGGCATTTTGACGATTGCTTGACATGGCAGCCTTTCTCGACATCTGCAGATTTCTGCCGACGGCGGGCGGCACGACCGACTGGACCTACGCGGCCGTGGTGCAGGGCTATCAGAGCCCGGCTGCGGCCGGGGCCATCAACGGCAGGCTTTACAAATATCGCGCCGAGAGTGCCGACCTGACGCAATGGGAGGTTGGTGAGGGCACTTACAACGCCTCGACCGGCTCGCTCTCCAGGACAACCATCCTGTTCAATTCGGCTGGCACCTCGGCCAAGGTTGCTTTCTCGGCTGTGCCGCAAGTTGCGATCGTTGCCCTCAAAGAGGATTTGATCTCCGCTGAGGAGACGAACAGCTTCACGGATGCGCAGCAGACCCAGGCTCGACGCAACATCAATGCTGCGGCTCCAAATCGTACACGCACGGTGCTCACGAGTGGATCCGGCACCTACACGACAAAATCGGGCTGCCTCTCTTTATTCGTCCGCCTGGTTGGCGGGGGCGGCGGCGGTGGCGGCTCCACTACGTCCAACAATGCCGGTAGCGGCGGTCCGGGAGGCAACACCACATTCTCGGGCGGCGGAGTGTCGATGGTGGGAGGCGGAGGCCCGGGAGGCGTCTCCAACTCGGCGGGATGGACAAGCGGCGCCTCGGCGTCTGGTGGCGACGTCAACATCGGCGGCGCGGTCGGCGATTTCTCCTGGGGGTCGGGCGGAAACCAAGGCAACTACGGTCCCGGCACCAGAGGCGGTGTTTCACCGTTTGGAGGGGCCGGCGCAGCCTCTTGGGGCAACGGGGGCGCTGCCGTGGCGAACTCGGGCAGCGGCGGCGGTGGCGCCGGTACAAACGGCGGTGGGGCAAGTGGCGGGTCCGGCGGCACCGCAGGTGGCTATTGCGAGAAGCTTATCACGCCCCTGGCGGCGTCATACACCTACAGTGTCGGCGCAGGCGGTGCGGGCGGAAGCGCGGGTACGGGCGGGGCTGCCGGCGGCACTGGCGCGGCCGGCATCATCATCATCG